GAGAAATTAGGAGCTTATTCATATACTGTCAGTGATATTGCAGAACAAAATCTCAAAAACAATTTATTACGAGCAAATTATATAAGTCTTTAATATTATGTATTTAACTGATAAAATTAGTGTTCAACGGAAAATTAAAACAGATTTAGGATCTGGATCTTTTTCAGAAACTTTTAATTTATATCTGCCAAATATTAGTGCTAGTATTCAGCCATCAAAAATCTCAGAATCTGTTATTGGGGGCAGAACTATAAGTGCAGAAGCGTTTGACATTTATACTAGTTTTGAAGACGGGATAGATATTTTACAAACTGACCGGATTGCATATATGTCAAATGGGACAGAAACTGAATTTGAGATAAAAAGAAAAGAAACATATCCCCAGGTTTATTGTAAATTTTATTGTGAGAAAATAATTGATTAAGAAAAATCCTAAATTTGATTTGGAGCTTAGAAAAAAGTCAATTGCTGGACTTTCGAGAGCCGCCATCATGCTTCAATCAGAGATCAAGAAAACTTTGTCTGGTAGTAGTCCTAGTAGTCCAGGGAAACCGCCCGGTGTAAAAAGTGGATCACTTCGTAGATCGATTCAGTCAGTTCGTAAAGATGATTTTACAAGACAGGTAGGCAGCGGTTTGAAATATGCTGCCGCACAGGAATTTGGATCTGTAATTTCTGCTAAATCAGGCGCCTTGAAATTTCAATTAAAAGATAAAAGTTGGCGAACTGTTAAAAGCGTGATTCTACCAGCCAGGCCATACCTTAGACCGACACTCGCAAAATCAAAACAAAAGATATTAAAAGCTTTCTGTAGCGTAAAATAGCATAATGCAAAAAACACAACTTATAATTTCTGATTTATATGAAGCACTTGTAAATTCAATAGGTGCTGATATCGGAGAAAGAATTTTTGAGAATCAGGCTACAGATAATACGACATTACCCTGTCTAACTTTCCAGATTATAAGTAATATTCCTGATTATTTATTTTCAGAAGAAAAAGAAAATGTTCATATTCAATTAAATATGTATGGAGCAAAACAAATTGGAGTAAATATTCTTAGATCTATTAACGACACTCTTATAAATGATCTTAATAGAAAAAGTTTAGAACATGGAATAATAAAAATTTCAAATAAAGGAGAAGTTTCCATAACAGAGAATATAATATGGATAATGTCCGAGATTATTATCTTGGCATAATAAAGTTAACAATTAATTTAATAAGGAGTATAAACAATGTCGCGATTACAGCAAAGTGTGGGACTGAAAGGTAAATTAACTATAGAGCGTGTCTCTGATGGAGAAGAAATATTGGTCGGCGGAATTACAAATTGGGCAAAAGAACCTGACGCAAGAAATATTATTGATATTCCTACGGTTTTTGGCGTTGAAAGAGATGAAAAAGCGATTGGAACTAAAGTTGCTATTAATTGCACCTGGACCGGTGTATTTATTTTGCAGGAAGATGCCGGACAGGTCGAGCTTCGCGATGCCTACAACTCTGAAAGACATTTTGTATATAATCAAATAAGATTTTATATTCACGATGATGATACACTGGGACATACAGGTTATTGGACACCAGCAAATGATTCATATGCGATTATAACTTCAGTTGATGATGTGGCTCAAGACGCTGGAGGAACTGCTACCTATGGGGGTTCCTGTCTAATCGTTGGTGATCTTACTTATAGTTATAATACCAGTTAATTAATTTTTTTTCCGAATGAAAAAAAAATTAAACAGTAAGAATTATAATAAACAGTATAGAGATACTCTATATATATAAAGGGAGATAAAATTATGAGATTCTCGACAGAAAACGAAGGAACATGGTTCTATTTCGATGATTTAAATTTTGATGAAGGGGGAATTCAATTAAGAATTTTAACGCCACAAGCTTCTCAGATGATTGACAAAAAAGTAACAAAAAAGAGAGTAGAATATAAATTAGGAAATAGATTTTCTTATAAAGAAACTGATGATGAAAAATTCTCTGAAGAAATGTGGAATTACTGTATAGTAAATTGGACAAATGTAGAATTGGATGGCAAAGAAATAGAATGTAATAAAGAGAATAAGTTAAATTTAATGAAGAACTCAATTCAATTTGCTAAATTCATTGCGGATTCGATAGAAAAATTAACTGAAGTTACACTAAATGAAAAGGATGAAGAAGTAAAAAACTAATTTCTTACATTGAATATAATCAAGGACGAAAAAAATGTATTCAATGTAGAGAAACTCACGAATTATGGAATCGGAGTCCTCCTTGCGAAACTTGCGATGTAGAAAAAAATTATACAGAATTAAAAGAAGAAAATAGAGACGTCTTAGAAATATATTTAATTTGTCAAAATCAAGTAATACCTAGTTTTTCAGGTGCAGTAGACATAAATTTAAATACTATATTAAGGGTTATGGAATTATTTGATTTATCTAAATATGAAATAAAAGAAGGTCTCCAAAAAATTCAAATGGTTTGGAGACATTTTTATAGTAAGGCGGAAAAAGAATGTGAACAAAAGCATAAAGGAAAGTAAATAACATGCAATTTATTTCAGCTGGTATAACATTAAAACTAGATTCTAAATCTGCTCAAATCGCTATGAAGAGAGCAGAGAATCTCGTTAAGAAATCTATAGCTCGGATGAAGAAAAGTTTTAAGAAGTTAGCTAGTGCTTTTAAGTCAGCATGGGGAGCGATGGCTAAAGTTGCGAAGTGGGGTGGAGCTATAATCATAGCCGCCTATACTCTTGTTATCCGAGCAGGTATGAAACAGGAAAAAGCAATCTTCAAACTGTCCGCAGCTCTAAAAGCAGCAGGAGAATATAGTGAAGAATCTATGGAGAAATTTAAGGCTTTTGCTGCTGGAATTCAACAAGTTACTATTTACGGTGATGAACAAGTTTTGATGCTGATGCAGTTAATGAAATCTTTGGGAGTAGCTAGTGATGAACTTGAAAATGCAACTAAAATAGCGATAGGATTAGCAGCTGCGACAGATAGAGATGTTACTTCGATGGCTCAATATGTAGCTTTAGCACTACAGGGAGAGACGACAATGCTCAGACGATATATCCCTGCTTTAAGAAAAACCACTGACGAGACCGAGCAACTAAAAATAATTACAGAATTTGCTGCCAGGGGATTTAAAGTTGCTGCTGCCGAAGCTGAAACCGCTTCAGGTATGTGGGAACAGATGAAAAATGCTATTGGAGATGTAATGGAAAAAATATCAGATGCTCTATTACCTGGATTCAAGAAAGCTACAAAAGCAATTAAAGAATGGGCAGAAAATAATCAAGAAAAAATAGGAGAATGGGCTAAAAATGCAGTTGAATGGATAACAGAAGTAAAAGATACACTAATAGGTATTTGGAAACCCCTAGAAGGAGAAGGAATTGCTTGGAAAAAAGGATTAGGAGCTTTAGCAGATTATGCCTTGGCAACTATAAAATATATTGGAGAAATATTTTTAGCTGTTATGCTTCCTGTTATAGAAGTGCTGGGACAAGCTTTTCTTAAAGCAGCAACTCCTGATATATTTCCAAGTTATGAAAAAAGATTGAAACAAAATATAAAAGATATTGAATCTATGATGGGAGAAAAAGCATCTGATGTATCTAGTACAGTCTCTCAGAGCTATAGAGAAAAAATAAAAACTTTAGTGAAACCAGCTGATGTATCTAGTACAGTCTTTCGGAGCTATAGAGAAAAAATAAAAACTTTAATGAAACAACCTGATGCTGATATAGAACATTTAAAAAAATTAGATAACATCTTGAAAAACATTTTAGACAGAAGAATGAGATATTGGAGAGAGCCTAAATTTAAGCTTTGGGATCAACCCATAGCAAAGACTACAAAAGAAATTAAAACACTTACAGATGAAGTTGATAGATTAAATGCCAAGTTAGCAGAAATACCAGTTAAGGCAGTAGAAAGTTTTTCGGGACAAATGGAGGCTGCGATTAAAAAAGCAGGAGAAAAAAGAAGAAAAGCCTTTGATAAAATAACTGAGAAAGCTGTTCCAAAGACTGTTGTTCCAAAGACTTATGCATTTTATGGTCCTCCACATCCTATCATACAAGGTTGGATAGATGATATTCTTAAATTTCAGAAATTATTAAAAGGTACAGATAAACTTTTCTGGATGAAAAAAGAATATTGGCTTGGCGTAAAAAAAGAACCAGAAATTATATCAAAAGATGCTGAAAAATATTTAAATATTTTGGATGAAAGAATTAAAAAATTAAATGAAGAATTAGGAATAACAAAAGAACTTTCTGACCTGCAGATATTTCGTAATCTACTTGGAAAACAATTTGGATATGATACAAAAACATATAATGAACATATGGATGAATATTTAAAGAAATTAAAAGAAGCAAATGTATTAGAAGCTGAAGCCGAAAGACTAAAAAAACTAAAAACCGAAGCAGATAAATTAGCTTTTGCAATTACGCAAATGGCGGAAAAACAAGCAAGTATTTGGTCATCTACAATGAATAGAATTGAATATGCATTTTCTGATTCTATTTTTATGATGATAGAAGGAACTAAAAAATTCTCTGATGTTTGGAAAGAATTAGGAAATACGATGAAACGGATAATGCAGCGAACCTTAAGTGATATTGCGGCTATGTATTTACGTTATGCTCTAGTAGGTAGTTTCGGAATGCCAGGAATGGGTGGAGGAAGTGGAATGCAAATGGGTGGATTAGCGGCAGGAATAGGTAGTGCTCTTAGTGGTTTTTTCGGTGGCGGTGGCGGAAATTTTACAGCAGCAGAAAATATGTCGGTCCAACAAGCTGCGATGCAACATGGAGGTATTACATCAGGACCAACAATCGCAGGAGAAGCAGGGGCAGAAGCCGTTGTCCCCTTATCTCACGGCAGAGCTATCCCGGTATCTATAACAGGACAAACTGCACCTAATATACAAATTAATTTAATAAATAATACAAATAGAGATTTACAAGCAGAAGAAAGTAATGATTTTACATGGGATGGTGAAAAGTATATTCAGGATATAGTAATAAATGATCTAAATAATCTAGGACCAATTAGACAAACTTTAGATAATAGGATACTCATTTAATATGAAAGATTTTCCAATTTTATCTCGTGAAGCAGTTTTTAGGGGATTTACAGTTAAGCCTGTTGCATCTCCAACTCTTGCAACTAAATTTGAGAATGGTTATGTGCAAACAAGACAAAAATTTACTGGTGTGCCGTTATCTTTTTCTACATTATACGCGCATCTGAATGATACTGATAAAGATATAATGGTAGAATTTGAAAAAGATGTAGGATATGCCACTGATGTTTTTCACTGGAGGTGTCCAGCTAATCACCTGACTTATGAAGTTAGATTTTCTGATGTTTTAAAATGGACATTAGAAGACAAGCAAAAAGAAAATTATTGGACAGTATCTTTTAGTTTAATAGAAAGAAGACCTAATTCGTCTGAATATATATCATAGGGAGATATGCGTCAATTACCAGCAAATATTACACTTCAAAAAAATAAATTAAATTGTCCAGATCCCTGGCTGATTTTACTGGATGTGCATTTGACTGATGGTGTAAATACTACCACGTTATATTTTGCCAGAAATACCGAGAATGTAAATTATCAAGGTAGAGAATATCTAGCTTTTAGCTTTGATATTGATTCTATGAAGCAAACATCTTCAGGTCAAATTCCTTCGTTGGTATTATCTATAGCTAATGTCACAAAATTCATACAACCTTATCTTGAAAAATATAACGGAGGTATGGGAAGCAGCATAAAAATTACTGTAATAAATACAAAATATTTAGCTGAAAATTATACAGAATTAGAAATGGAATTTGATGTGATTGCCTGTTATTCAACAAGTCAGTCGGTTTCCTTCACCTTAGGTGCTCCCAATCCGTTATCTCAAAAACATCCAATAGATAAATATATAGCATTATACTGTAGATTTAAATATAAAGGTCCGCAATGTAAATATAGTGGCTCTCTTCCATCCTGCAGAAAAACTTATGATGACTGTCAAACTCATGAAAATGAGTCTAGGTTTGGGGGCTTTATAGGTTTAAGAGAAGGTGGCTATAGAATTGTTTGAAACTAAAAAAATAAATTTTAATGATTTAATAGGAAAACCTTTTAAATATGGAGGCAGGGGACCGGGTTCTTATGATTGTTATGGACTATGTATCGAAGCAGCGAAAAGAGCAGGAATTTTTTTGCCCGAAATAAAAGAATTAATAAATTTAAGAAAAAGAAATGAAAAATTTGTTGTTGAAAAAAATAAATGTTATAAAAGAATATTAAAACCAGAACCATTCTGTTTTATTACATTAAAATTACATCCAAAATATATAACTCACATAGGTTTTTGTATAGATCATCATAGATTTCTGCACATCACAAAAGAGAAAAGAACCTGTATTGAAAAACTTATAACTTATAAAAGAAAAATAGAAGGCTATTATAAATTTATCAATGACTAATTCAAATATACAATTAGTTTGTTTAAAAAATGTTTTTGACAGAAGACAAAAAGAAGTCAAAAAAGTTAATTATACAGGACAAACTGTACAGGATATTGTCTTTGATAATCTTCCTCCGGATTTAGATTTTACAGTAAATTTGAATGGAGGAGAAATACTCAGAGAGAATTGGGACAAAACATATCTGAAACCTGGTGATGAACTAATGGCTTTGCCATATTTGGCAGGCGGAGGCGGTGGAGGTAAATCATTCATTCAGATAGCACTTATGATCGTTATTATGATTTATGCTCCAGGACTTGCTGCAGGTCTGGTTGGAGGTCTGACTGGAGCTACGATGAGTGTGGCAGCTGCTAATGCTGCTTTAATGGCTGGTTCAATGTCAGGGATTATGTATGGAGTTGCTTTAGGCGGGATAATGATGGCTGGAGGTATGTTGATGAACGCATTGGCTCCTAAACCTTCCAGTCCTTCACTTCCAGCTTCTGCAGAAGCTGTAACTTCTCAATCTTTTGGATTTCAACCACAAACACTTCAAAAACAAGACACGGCTATTCCTATTTTTTATGGGAGAAGTCAGGCACGCGGGAATATAATAAGTGTTTATTCACAATTAAATGAGACTAATGATAAACAAATTCTCAATTTACTTTTATCACTGGGTGAAGGACCGATGGTAGGTCCGGTAAAATACGATGGCACTGAACAGGACGAACAGGATCCGTCTGTATTCCCGGAAGATTTTTTCAGCGGATATAAAATAAAAATAAATGATCAAAATATAGAAAATTTTGATGATGTATCATATATAATTAAAAAAGGATATATAGATCAAACTTCTATTGATTATTTTAAAGACACAAAAATTGAACAACTGGTAGCAGTTGTAATAAAATATGAAGATAGTCATGTCTACACAACTAACAGTAACGATTTTGATGATATAATTATAGATATTTTATTTTCAAATGGTATATTTTATGCTACTGATCAAGGTGGTTTTTCAGACCATTCGATTGGAGTTTTAATTGAAGTGGCAATAGCAGGAACAAATGATTGGCAAACAGTTTTTGATGATAAAATAACAGATAATCGTAACTGCTCATTAAGATATTCTTATACGACAAAAGATAATGTAAATATAGTCAATGGTAATTATTATGATGTAAGAGTAAGTAAGACAACAACAGAAATAGAAGCTAACTCACAAAGATACGGAGATGGTCTTACGTTTCATAATATAAAAGAAGTTATAAATGATCCATTTGAATATCCGAATACAGCACTCGTGGGTATCAGAGCACTTTCTTCTGATCAACTAAGTGGTGCTTTTTCTTTTTCCGCAGAAATAAAAGGAAAATATATACAAACGTTTAAGTATGATACTGATGGAGTTACAATTCTATACGGGTGGGAATACAGTGAAAATCCGTCATATATTCTAGCCGATATACTCTGTCAGCCGATCCTGAACGGCACTAATCCTTATATTCCGGAAGATGGACCAGGTTCAGTTCCTGATCCTTTTGTGGTAGTAGATTATCGCGGTATGAATATAAACCGACTTAATATCTCATCTTTCATTGAATTAGCGGATTTTTGTGATGAACTAATCTTAAGTGATGTTGACCCAAGTACTTATGAAAAAAGATGTACGTTCAATGGTTGTTTTGATACTAGCTCAACTGTCTGGCAAAATGCTTTAAAAGTCTGTGAAATAGCCAGATGTAATTTAATCTGGTCTGGTATTGATATATCAGCTGTTATTGACAGACCTGCTGATCCAGTTCAACTTTTCTCTATAGGAAATATAGTTGAAAATTCCTATAAAGAGACTTTTTTACCTATGGTTGACAGGGCGTCAAATGTCTCAATTTCTTATAGAGATCAAAATAAAAATTATGAAAGAACCATAATAAATATAATGGATCCTGCTCTTGAAACCAGTAATCCATCTAATAAAGTATCACTGGAATTATTTGGTATTATCAGACAATCAGAAGCGTATAGGGCAGGATTATACAGATTATTACAAAATAAATTTATAATCAGAATGATAGAATTTCAGGTAGGAATTGATGCTATTGCCAGTACGATTGGTGATGTAATAAATTTCCAGAATGATGTATCTGAATTCGGACTTATGGGTGGTAGAGTAGTAGCTTATAATAATGAAACCAGAACATTAACTCTGGATAGAAATATCGAAGAAGAAATAGAAGATCCTAGTGCAGAATATAATTATGAAATTATTATAAGATTAAAAAATGATGTATTGGTTACAAAGGAAGTAAAAGATATAAATGGAAATGAAATTATAGTCAGAAGTCCTTATATCTACGATCCATGTCCGGATGATGTTTATTCTTTTGGCAAACAAAATTTAAGCACAAAAAAATTCAGAATATTAACATTACAAAGATCACAAAATTTGAATATAAAAATGATCTGTGTCGAATATGATGAAAGAATTTATAATTTAACTGACTCCGGTGATTATATACTTCCAACCGAAGTAATTGGAATTCCAACATTGGAAGCTCTAAAAGTTACTGATTTAAATTTAACAGATCAAGCTGAAATTACAGAATCAGGAATTATTAACAGAAAAATTCATGTATCTTATAAAATTCCTATTAACACAAATTGGAGTTACTGTCAGGTTTATTATAAAATAAGCGGAGATACAAGCTGGGCATATTCAGGTAATTCAGATGTAAATTATTATAATATAACTAACGTAGAACAAAATACACTTTATGATGTAAAGGTAGTCAGTGTAAATAGATACGAAACTAGACAAAGTTTCTCCGAAGCTCCCACAAGTCAAATCATAACTACTAAAAATGCTGACTTTACAGATATAAATTTACAGGTAAGAGTTTCTGGATTGCAAATTTATAATCAAGCTAATAATACAGATTTTGTAGGTAAAGATTGTAAGTTTATATGGCACGATCTGGCGGCAGTCAGAATGGATTATCAGGAAGCTGATGATGAAGTACAGGGAGCAGCTACCTATATCCCGAATACCTGGCTAAAAGATTATGAAATAAAAATATATGATAATACAGGAAATTTAAGAAGGACAGAATATATAGTTGAAAATTATTATATTTATTCGCACGAAAAAAATTATGAAGATGGAAATGGAAATGCTGTAAGAAATTTTGAAATTCAGGTTCGGGCCAGAGATAAATATTACAGAGTATCACAAGTTGCCGCTAAATTAACTGTAAATAATGAAGCACCACCAGTTCCAGGAAATATAGTTATACAATCTCTTAACAATAAAAGCTATCAGGTTTATTGGGATGAAGTAAATGCGATTGATAAAGATTATTATATAGTATATGCCAGTCAGACATCAGGTTTTACTCCTGCAGTAAATAATATAGTTTATAAAGGTAAAGATACACAATGCTCTATTTCTATAGTCTTAAAGCCTAAGGGATATTGGTATGCAAAAGTTGTTTGTGTAGATAGTTTCGGAGAAGATGAATTAAATTATTCAAATGAATATACTTTTTCAGATATAACTCCTCCAATTAGTCCGGAAGGTTTTGATGCTGCTGCTGCTGTTAAAAAAATAATCTGTAGTTGGGATGCTAATCCAGAAATTGATCTAGCAGGTTATGAAATTTACATGTCTATAACTCCTGATTTCACTCCTGATATTGTAACTCATACAGATCGTGTTTATCGAACTGCTCTTATTATAAAAACTTTGGCGGAAATAACAGGAAATAGTGATACTGTTTATTATTTAAGAATCAGAGCATACGATCTGTCAGAAAATTATAGTGAATTTAGTGGACAGATCAGTACTAAAACAGGAATTATAACTAACGCAGACATTCAGGCAAATTCTGTCGCTGCTGATCAGATAAGTACTGGAACACTAAGTGCTATAACTGCTGATTGTGGTGATCTGACTGCTGGAACTATAAAAGGTATAAATATTACCGGGGGAACTTTTCAAACTGCCTTGCCAGGTGAAAACAGAGTTCAAATCGATCATGATGGTATTAAATTTTTAACTTCAAATCCTCCGGATGCCTGGGGAGATGGAGGGATCTGGGGTGACGGCGGCCTTTGGGGCGATGGTCTTGTAGCAAGATTAAATTTAGCAAATTTCCCTCCGTTATATATAAATGCTTTACAACCCATTGCTGATATTCATTTATACAACAGGGGGAACATTCCTGCTGGAAAAGCAGAAACCGGAGATATATGTGTTATAAATGGTAAATTATCGATCTGTATAAATAATGGAACTCCAGGAATTTGGGAAACCACTTGTGTCGGACGAGAATTATCCAGAGACGAATTGAATCCATCAGAATTCCCATAAAAAAGAAAAAAGGATATTTTTATATATAATAGAAAAGAAAATAAATGAAACTAACAATAGAAATCAAAGACGACAATGAAAAATTATTAAAAAGAATAATTAAAAAAGTTAATCTGGTTTCTGTCTCTGAAAATCAGATAACAAAATCAAAATATGCAGAAAATATAGTAAATAACTGGTTAGACGGAAGATTAAGAAATGAATATATAATACGAGCGTCAGTATCTCCACTAATCAATTTAAAAGATGCTTTCATAGATATAGATATAAATGATGTAATAGAAAAAGCAAGCGATTAAAATTAAAGGAAAAATATTATGGCAACTAATTTTCCAGGGGCATTGGATAATTATATTGATTTATTTGATAATACAACCCCGCATCAAGTTTCACAAATAAACGATCCTTGTGATGCTATCGAAAAAATAGAAGCAAAAATTGGTGTAGATGGATCCGCAACAGCCACTAGTCTTGACTATAAAGTCGCAGCATTGGAAACTAAAGGATTCGGCTCATGGACAAGACTGGATTCTATAGCAAATGCCTTAGTAACAGGAAGCACGTATAAAGCAGAATGTGATGGTTATATAACTTATTTTTCTGCACCTGCCGTCAATGGGGGTGGGGGAATTTATGTCGATGCCAATCAAGCCAGCGTCACAGCACAAAATGCCATAGTTAAAAGAATAGGATTGAGTATTTCCACTGAATATGGTTTTGGTTGTCCAGTTCCAAAAGATAACTATGTTCGGATTCTCGCACTCGATGCTGGCACAGTAAATTGGCTGCCTTCTGCTGTTGGAGATTTAGTTAAACAATAATTAAAAATAAAATTATATAGGTTTATAACTTATGGCACAATATAGAATTGGGACAGTAACAGTAACACATTATAGTCCTGTTATAATAGGATCAGAAACATCTTTTGTCTCTAATGCAGAACCAGGAGATCTATTCAAAATAATTGGAGAACCTGTCATCTATTATGTTTCAGTTATTGTCTCAGATATTGAATTACACCTTACAGCACCTTATCAAATTCAGGATACCTCCGTAGTTAGTGATCCTAGTTTTCCAGCTTCTTTGTCTGGATTACCTTATGTAATTACAACAGATTTCACTCCATATTATTCTATTCCTTTGATATTCGCAGGAGATATAGACTGGACGTATACCTATCGCGAAGCTATGAAAGTAATTGATGAAAGATTTAAAATTAAAGATGACTTAATAGATGCTTTAACAGATAGAATTAAAGCTATCGAAAATTATTTATGGGAAAGCGGACCTTCTGTTCCTCCGGATATATCTTAGTTAAAGGAGATTATAATGAACACATTTTTTATATTAGCGCTGATGCTTACGACTATGTCAGTAACTCTTTATTGGACTAAATTAAGAAGATTAATCAGTATTATTATAGATAATTTTATAAAAAAAATGGGAAAGTGACGTCTATAGATTTTAAGAAATTTATAGGCTTGTCTCCCTAGGGCTGATATATGTCAGCCCTTTTTATACATTTCTTTTTTTCCGAAAAAATAAAAAATTCCCAAAAAAAATAAAATTCCCGGAAAATGATTAAAGGTATTACATAGAAACAATAGAAATTATATATATATTGAATTTAATACTAATAGGAGAATAGGAGAATATATATTATGGAACAAATCTTAAAACAAATACAAGCACTAAAGAATAAAATGGTTAAAAAGAACATTATAGGAAAACTATCGTTTATGCTGAATAATTTTATCGAATTGAGTAATGATCTCACAAATTTGGAACAAACGATTATAAATGAAAATAAAGAGAATAAAGAAGCTGACTAATGAAAAAAAAGAGAATAAATTATAAATGTTTTTTCTGCAGCAGTTATTTGGAAAATCCTGACACCAGACGAAAATTCTGTAATCAGACATGCTCTAAGAAATATTATAACATTATAAATGCTTACTACAAAAACAGGGTAAAAAGAGATGCTCTGAAAGATGCTGTCAAGAGACAAAAAGAAAAAGTTATAATAAAAGAAATAGAAAGAGAAAACGATAAGGAATTACATCCGGAAAAATATAAAAATGAAGCTATTGAAAAAAGAAAAAAACAGTTAAACCCTTATATTAATTTGCTTGAAAGACGTCATATCCGTCAGCTTGATGAGATATTTAATTCCACGAAATTTCTGGAAATGAGATATCTGCAGAATCAACGAAATTCGGTGATTTTAATAAAAAGAGATCCTAGAATTTCATATAAATTAATCAAACGAAATCATTATAATTATAATGAAGCCACACTGGCGATACTACGTGTTTTTAATATGTCCAAAGAAAAATTCAAGGAACAACAGGACGAAGTAATGCCCTTCATCAACCTTGTATTCCTGAGAGATGAGCTAATAGCCTGGATAACTAAGTTCGGGTGTATGTTCGTGGAAATCTGAGATATAATTTTTTCCCGAAAAAAGAATAAAATGAAAAATGATATAAAAATTAATAAAGAAATATTAAAGATAATCAGAATAACTAATCTAAATTGTCCAATAGATGAGTTTGAGAATAAGATATGCTGGAGTTATTTGTGCCGCTGTCATAAACTCTCTGAAAACTTGATAAGAAGATTTAAACATAAGGTTAATTGGGAATATATATCACAATGTCAAAAACTTTCAGAAAACTTTATAAGAGAATTTCAGGATAAACTGGATTGGGATTATATCTCAATATGTCAAACACTTTCAGAAGATTTTATGAATGAATTTCAACATAAAATTGATTGGCAAACTACCTCAACATATCAGGAATATTCAGAAGATTTTATAAAACAATATGAAGATAGAATAAATTGGTATAAATATAGAAAACATTGGTGCGGCAGCAAATGGATTAATTAAGAAACAGAGAATATAGAATATAGAATATATAAATAGATTTGAATTACTTAATATATAAAGAGAAATAAAATAAATATAAAAGAATATTCTAAACAATATTATGAAAAAAACAAAGAAAAAATATTAAAACATATGAAACAATATTATCAAAAAAATAAAGAAAAACGGAAAAATTATGAAAGAATATGGAGGGAAGCTCATCCAGATTATCACAAGAGAATGCCCGGAAGAAGGTCTAAAGAAGAAAGAAGACAAATAGATGAACAACTAAAAAAAGCATTGGGAAATTTTTATAATTATTGGGAATCTTTATAAAGGGAGATAAGGAACTATAATGACTGATATAAAAATAGACCTGTATTTGAATTTGAATTATTATAAGACTGTAATTTATAAGACTATGACCGTTAGTCCTTATAGTATTCTGGATACGTTCTGCTGGTCAGAATATATAATAGAAGATGAACCAGAAGATACTGATTATACATTCAATAATTCAACTGATATAGCTAATACTGTAAGAAATATAGAGTTCCATAGAACCGGTGATAATAGATTCGATGCTAATGATTTAAAGGTAATTATAGATAAGGATGGACTAAAACTCAAAAGAATTAAATTTTTCCCGAAAGAAAATAAAAGAAAAAAAGAAGAAGAAAATAATATAGAAGATATGAATAGATTTGAACTAATGGATATATAGATGTATATCAATTAAAAAACAATATATATATAAATATAATTATAGGGAGAATAGATAATAGAGATTAAGATAATAAGACTAGTAGTATAAATAAGTTATAAGATTAATAGTCTGCACTTCTTTGGGGAAATATTCACAGCTATCGGCTGGGAATATTTCCCTTGTTATGTGAATTAGATAAGTTAGAATATTATAATGATTAATTATATTAAGGATGTGAAAGATGGCTTATAATAAAAAAGAATATATGAAATTTCATAAAGAAGAAATTAAACAATATCAAAAAGAACATTATCAAAGACCAGAAGTGAAAGAAAAAAGAAGAAAATATAAACAAAGACCAGAAGTGAAAGAAAAAATAGCAAAAAAAGCAAAAGAATATAATCAAAGATCAGAAGTTAAAGAAAGAAACAGAAAAAATCAAAGAAAATATAGAAAGTCTCATAAAGAACATGATAAAGAATATAGAGAATCTCATAAAGAAGAAATAAAAGAATGTAGTAAAAAGTATAGAGAATCTCATAAAGAAGAAATAAAAGAATATCTTCGAAGACCAGAAATTAGAGAAAAAAGAAGACAATATAGACAAAAACCTGAAAATAAAGAAAGAAGAAAAGAATATCTTCGAAGACCAGAAATTAGAGAAAAAAGAAGAGAATATGAACAAAAACCAGAAATGAAAGAATATTATAAAAAATATCAAAAAGAACATAGAGAAAAAATATTAGAATGGAATGCAGAATATAGACAAAGACCTGAAATTAGAGATAGAAGAAAAAAATGGAATTATAAGAATAATATTAAGATAAAAGGTTTAACAACTGAAAAATTTAATCAGATGTTGATAAATCAAGATTATAAATGTTTGATTTGTGGAGTTTATCAGGATAAATTAGGAAGAAGATTAGATATAGATCATTGTCATTCCACAAATCAAGTTAGGGGTCTTTTATGTAGAACTTGTAATCAATTTCTTGGTAAATATAAGGATGATATAATACTATTACTACTGGCACTTAAAAATCAAACTTCCGAAGCTGCTGATGAAAAACTTAAAACTGCTATTAAATATCTATTTCTGAATGATGCTCAATTAATAAGTTAACTATCTCCTACTAAAATGGTAGGACATAGAATAAGAAGTAATAGAGTTATAATATATCCATAGCAGTTTATAAGTTTATGTCCAGGTTTACATCTGCATTGCAGAATCTGACTTCCTGTCCTGAATTCCAATAAAATACCCATCTTATTAAACTACTTAAGTCCTTTACTCACCCAGACTTACCCCAACTGCCAACCTGTCAGACACTGACTGATAGTATAATAAATTCTTTTAATAAATTAAAAGAATTTATTATAATCCTGTATTAAATATGAATTAAATTATTAATTAAATAAATATAATTAATAATTTAATAGTAACCAACTGCCTAATATCTTTATTAAATAGGAGATATAAAGCACAGTTAAGTCTGTGGGGGATAGTGTGGGTTAGATGAAAGGAGTTCAAGAGTTGCTTTATCAAGAGTTTCTTTATCAAAGAGTTGCTTTATCAAGAGTTGCTTTATCAAGAGTTTCTTTATATTTATTATTATAAACTTATATTAAATATGAATTAAATTATATATTAAATCTTATATTAAATAAAAGATTAGTATAATTATTCATCTTAAAGGCATTTAAGATGAATAATTATAAGCAGTGGCTTCTGGACTATAACTGTGTGTTAAAAGGAGTTTCTTTATCTTATTCATTCTATATCCTTTATATATATAAATATATCAATTATAAAGAACAATGGATATACTTTGAATAAGTTAAAGCAAGAGAAGTTAAATACTGTGGCTTCTGGTGGGGTCTGTGTGGACTGGTTATAAGCAACGTAGTTATAAGCAACGTAGTTATAAGCAGTAGTTAAGGACAGTAATAGGAAGTGGAGATAATGGAGGTAGTTAAGGACAGTAATAGGAAGTGGAGATAATGGAGGTAGAACGAATAGTGGTTTCATCATTGCCTAGGGGGTCT